CAGAAACCAATCTACTCCGCTGAGGACGAGCAGGCGCTGATGGCGCGCCTGTGGTCGCCGAAGATCGCGGACGACCCGGAAGCGTTTGTGCTGTTCTCGTTCCCGTGGGGTCAGCCCAACACCCCGCTGGCGAAGTTCAAAGGGCCGCGCAAGTGGCAACGGGACGTCCTGCGGAGCGTGGCTCAGCACATCGCCAAGAACAAGGGCCAGGTGGACATGCAGGCGCTGCGCGAGGCGGTCGCCTCGGGACGCGGCATCGGGAAGTCGGCGCTGGTGGCGTGGCTGATCCTGTGGTTCCTCACGACGCGCATCGGCGGGACGGTGATCGTCAGCGCCAACAGCGAGGCGCAGCTACGCTCGGTGACCTGGGGCGAACTGGCCAAGTGGTCCACGATGATCCTGAACGCGCACTGGTGGGAGATCTCGGCGACCAAGCTGACGCCGGCGCAGTGGCTGACGGACATCGTGGAGCGCGACCTGAAGAAGGGAACGCGCTACTGGGCTGCGGAGGGGAAGCTCTGGAGCGAGGAGAACCCGGACTCGTATGCGGGCGCGCACAACCACGACGGCATGATGCTGGTGTTCGATGAGGCCTCCGGTATCCCGGACGCCATCTGGTCGGTCGGGGCGGGTTTCTTCACGGAGAACGTGCTGCACCGGTACTGGTTCGCGTTCAGCAACCCGCGACGCAATCAGGGGTACTTCTACGAGTGCTTCAACGCCAAACGGGACTTCTGGAATACCCGAAACATCGACGCCCGCACCGTCGAGGACACGGACAAGAACATCTACGAGCAGATCATCGCCGAACACGGCGAGGACAGCCCGCAGGCGCGCATGGAGGTGTACGGGGAATTCCCGGCGGCAGGGGACGATCAGTTCATCAACCCGCAACTGGTCGATGACGCGATGAAGCGACCCTCATATAAGGATGAGAACGCTGCAATCGTGCTGGGGATCGACCCGGCGCGCTCAGGGCTGGACTCGACCGTGCTGGCGGTGCGCCAGGGGCGCGACCTGATCGCGATCAAGCGGTACCAAGGCGACGACACCATGACCACGGTGGGGCGGATCATCGAGGCGATTGAGGAGTACAAGCCCACCCTGACCGTAATAGACGAGGGCGGGCTGGGCTACGGCATCCTCGACCGGCTAAACGAGCAGCGGTACAAGGTCCGAGGGGTCAATTTCGGCTGGAAAGCCAAGAATCCGGTCGTCTACATGAACAAACGGGCCGAATTGTGGGGTTTGATGAAGGATTGGCTCAAAAATGCGTCAATTCCGACCGACAGACGGCTAAAATCGGACTTTACGGGGCCGCACCAGAAGCTGAATTCGTCCGGGGCCATCCAATTGGAGGCCAAAAAGGACATGCGGGCGCGTGGATTGGCCTCTCCAGACGCTGCGGATGCTATTGCGGTAACATTCGCGTATCCTGTAGCGTCTAGGCAGGCTACAGTCAAGGGTGCGCGGCGTGCGTATTCTGGACAAGTGGTCAATAGTTGGATGGGCAGTTGATGCACAAAGACCTGTTATCGGTCGCCCGTAAACGTCTGATGATGGCGATCTCGGCTCTGTCCGAGAGCCGCGAAGATCAGATGGATGACCTGCGTTTTGCCGCCGGCTCGCCCGACAATCAGTGGCAGTGGCCGGCTGACGTACTACAGACACGCGGGTCGATCCAGGGGCAGACGATCAACGCGCGCCCGTGCCTGACGATCAACAAGCTCCCCCAGCACATCAAGCAGGTCACCAATGACCAGCGTCAAAACCGCCCAGCGGGCAAAGTCATTCCTGTGGACGACGCCGCCGACATCGAAATGGCGGAAATACTGGACGGCATCGTCCGGCATATTGAGTACATGTCAGACGCCGATGTGGCCTACGACACCGCGTGCGAGAACCAGGTCACCTACGGGGAGGGGTACGTCCGCATCCTGACCGAGTACTGCGACGACAACACGTTCGATCAGGACATCCGCATCGCGCGCGTCCGCAACTCGTTCAGCGTGTACATGGACCCTACGGTTCAGGATCCGTGCGGGTCGGACGCCAAGTGGTGTTTCATTACGCAGGATGTGCTGAAGGACGACTTTGAGCGCATGTACCCGAAAGCGGCGCCCGTGTCGTCAATCCAGCAGGTAGGCATCGGGGATCAGTCTCTGAGCCAGTGGATTACGGAATCCACCGTCCGCATTGCGGAATACTTCTACATCGAGCAGGACAGCGAAACCCTGCACCAGTACCCCAACGGCGAGACGGCGTTCAAGGGATCGCCCGAAGCCAAGCAGATGGAAATGATGGGGATGACGCCTGTGCGGTCGCGCGAAGCGGACCGGCGCAAGGTGAAGTGGTGCAAGATTAACGGTTTTGAGGTGCTGGAGGAGAGCGACTGGGCGGGCAAGTGGATTCCCGTCGTGCGCGTGGTCGGCAACGAGTTTGAGGTCGATGGGCGCATTTACGTCAGCGGGCTGGTGCGAAACGCCAAGGACGCCCAGCGGATGTACAACTACTGGGTCAGCCAGGAAGCGGAAATGCTCGCGCTGGCGCCCAAAGCGCCGTTTATCGGCTACGGCGGGCAGTTTGAAGGGTACGAACACCAGTGGAAGACCGCCAATACGACCAACTGGCCGTATCTGGAGGTCAACCCGGACGTAACGGACGGCCAAGGCGCGGTGCTGCCGCTACCGGCGCGCTCGCAGCCTCCGATGGCCTCGTCTGGTCTGCTGAACGCGAAAGCAGGCGCCTCAGACGACATCAAATCGACCACCGGGCAGTACGACTCCTCGCTCGGGGCGACCAGCAACGAACGCTCGGGCAAAGCCATTTTGGCCCGCGAAAGACAGACGGACACGGGCACTTATCACTATGTGGATAACCTGGCCCGCGCCGTGCGCTATGTCACCCGTCAGATTGTGGATCTCATCCCGAAAATCTACGACACCCAGCGGGTGGCACGAATTGTCGGTCTTGATGGCGAGACAAGCGCCGTGCAGATCGACCCGTCTCAGCCGGTTCCGGTACGCCGAATACAGGACGAAAATGGCATCTTGATTGCCAAGATATACAACCCCGGCGTGGGTAAGTACGATGTTAGGGTCACTACCGGCCCGTCGTACATGACCAAGCGGCAGGAAGCCCTTGAGAGCATGGGCAACCTGTTGCAGGGCAATCCCGAACTGTGGGCTATTGCTGGCGACCTGTTCGTCAAGCACATGGACTGGCCTGGAGCGCAGGAGCTATCTCAACGCCTCGCCAAGACTATTGATCCTAAACTTACCGAGGACAATGACAAGTCGCCTGCGCTCCAGGCCGCTGAACAGCAGATGCAGGCGATGTCGCAGGAACTTGACCAGATGCACCAGATGCTCAAGGGCGTGCAGCAGTCGATGGAAGCCCAGGAACTGGAGATCAAGAAGTACGACGCCGAGACGAAGCGCATCAGCGCCACGCAGGCGGGCATGACCGAGGATCAGATTCAGGACATCATACGCGGCACACTGGCGGCGGCTATCGAGACCGGGGATTTGATTAGCGGCGACATGAACCGAGGCGAGGCGCTTTTATAAGAGTGGCTGCTGAACAGGTTAAAATTAAGCTGTTTAGAACGGTCTAACGTGAGCATTGAGGGTTTTCTATGAGCGGTGTCAAGATCAGCGATTTGCCGGATGGCACCGCAGCGGTAGGTACTGACCAGATCCCTATTGCTCGCACGGGCGTCACTTACCGCGTCCCAGCGTCCAGCTTAGGGGGCGGTGGCGTAACAGGCCCAACCGGGCCTACCGGCCCTGGCGGCGGCGCTACAGGCCCCACAGGCCCCACAGGCCCCACAGGACCGACTGGCGCTACCGGCCCGACTGGACCCACGGGCGCTGCTTCTACGGTCACTGGCCCTACAGGACCGGGTGGCGCTGATGGCCCGACTGGCCCGACTGGCCCGACTGGCCCGACTGGCCCGACTGGCCCGACTGGCCCCACGGGGCCGACTGGCGCTGCATCTACCGTTACCGGCCCTACCGGACCCACTGGCCCGGCGGGCGGCGCGACCAACACGATTCTGACGCTTCCCATTGAGAGCGCGCTGTTTCCGACTTCCAACTACGCGCAGTTCGCCAGCTTCATGGGAACGAACTTCCCGATCAACACGCTGGCGTTTGACACGGGCACTTCGGAAACGGTGTACTTCCGGCTTATTGCGCGCAACTATGCGAGCGGCAACTTGACCGTTCGTATCCGCTGGTATGCCGATACGGCAACCTCTGGCGGAGTGGTGTGGGGGGCGTCCATCGCTGCGGTATCGGCTGGCGATGCCACCAACATGGAGACCAAGGCATTTGCTACGGAGCAGTTGAGCGCAACTTCAACGGCGTCCGCTACGACTCACGGCCCGGTTGAGGCTACGGTTACGGTGTCCAATTTGGACTCTCTGGCAACGATGGATGACTTGACCCTTCGTATCGCCCGCAAGACCGCCGAAGCTGGAGACACTATGGCGGGGGATGCTCTGGTGATGTTTGTCATTGTCGAATACCTGGCCGCTTAAACATGTCTCGCTTGTTCTCAAGCTTGCAGCGGCTAGAGCGAACTAGCGCGGTAGTTACGGGTTATCCGTACACGATGGCCTGCTGGGTCTATGACGACGGCACATCTACGTCATTCCCGTTTTTAATGAATTGCTCGACCAGTGGGACAACCGCCTCCGGCACCAGAATTCCGCTGTTTTTGGATAACACTGGAAAAGTTGGAACGATAAACGACACCTACACTTCCACAACTAGGCCAGTAAATACTTGGTTTCATGCGTGCGCTGTCGAGGCTAGCGCAACCAGCCACGCCGCATTTCTAAACGGCGGGGGCAAAGGGACAAAAACAACCAGTTTTACATTCCCTTCCGGCATGAACCGCACGACCATCAACGCATGGAATGCGGGAGTAAACGCCGGCATCGCTGGCAACATCGCGCACGCTACGATCTGGAACGTCGCATTGGCGGATGCTGAAGTGCTGGAGCTTGCTGGAGGGCTGATTCCGACTCGGATTCGACCTCAGTCCATCATCGCTTACTGGGCCTGTGATGGCCGTGACGCGGGGGAACTTGATCCTTACGGTCGGAACGATATGACCAACTACAGCAGCACAGTCAACGCCAATGTCCCGCGAATCTCCCAGGCATCGTTCATCGCATGAAAATCGTCGTCTACGCGATCTGCAAAAACGAAGCGCAGTTTGTCGCTCGGTTCTGCCAAGCGGCGAAAGACGCCGATGAGATCGTGGTTTGTGATACCGGCAGCACGGATGACACGGTAGCCCTGCTGAAAGCGCATGGCGCGACGGTTCATCACATTCATATTTCCCCGTGGCGATTCGACGACGCCCGCAACGCCGCGTTGGCGTTGGTGGACGCCGACATCTGCGTCAGTCTGGATCTGGACGAGATCCTGCAACCGGGTTGGCGGGAAGATGTCGAGAAGGCATGGGCCGCCGGTACTACGCGCCTGCGGTATCTGTTTGACTGGGGTCACGGGATCACCTTCTACTCGGAGAAGATCCACGCTAGGTCGGGTTACCGGTGGCACCACCCCTGCCATGAGCGGATCGTCCCTGATCGCCTGACTGAGGTCTGGCAGGACATTCACAAGCTGCTGGTGGTCCACAAGCCTGACGAAACCAAGTCTCGCGGCCAGTATCTCGACCTGCTGCGTATCAGTATCGAGGAAGACCCCCACTGCGACCGCAATGCGTTCTACTACGCCAGGGAGCTTTTCTTTGCGGGGCAGCCGGACGAGGCCATCAAGCAAGTCAAACGGTACTTGGCGCTCCCCCGTGCTACATGGCGGCAGGAGCGCGCCTACGGGATGCGAATCATAGGCAAAGCCTACGCTGCCAAGAATGACCGTCAATCGGCCATTGAATGGTTTCGCAAGGCGTGCGCGGAGTCGCCTGAATACCGCGAACCGTGGTGCGACTTAGCGGAAGAAGCCTATGTGCAATCTCGCTGGCCGGAGTGCTACGGCGCCGCGCTAACGGCGCTGACGATCACGCACCGCGAATGGGTCTACATGGCCGACCCCGAAGTGTGGGGCGCCAAGCCGTATGACCTGGCCTCGATCGCCGCGTGGAACATGAGCCAGCCTAAATTAGCCGAGCAATACGCCAAACAGGCGCTGGCTCACGCGCCGCACGATCCAAGATTGAAAGCCAACCTGGAGCTTATGGCCGCATGAAAGACCCGCTCTCCTTAATCAAGGCCGGGGTGTTTATCCTTGCGCTGGCCGCGTTTCTGTTCCTTGCTAAGGCGAATGCACAGATTAGAGTTAACGTGGGCGGCCCTGCGGTTACGCAGCCTGCCGGTGTGGTGTGGGCAGCGGACACGTTTAACCTCGGGCAACCAGAAGGGGGCGCTACTGTTTCTACGGTCAAGGGAACGGACTCCCCACAGGTCTTCAAGACCGCTCGTTGGTACGAAACGACTGCTACCTACGCCCTCACTGTTGAGGAAGGCAAGACCTACACCGTGCGGTTGCATAGCGCAGATACTTGGCCGAATACGCAAAGGGTAGGCGCTCGGGTTTGGTCTGCTTCTGTAAACGGGCAGGTCAGAGGGCCGATTGATGTCTTCGCCCGCGTGGGCGCGAACGCTGCCCATGTCGAGCAGTGGACGAACATCAAGCCCGTTGCTGGCAAGGTCAGTATTGTCCTGAGCAAAGGCGCTGCGGATAATCCGCTGATGTCTGCTATTGAGATCCTTCCTGAAACTGCGGCCACTACGGACCTCAAAGTCCAATGGGACCATGTAACGGCCAATACAGATGGCACGCCTCTCGTTGGTCGAACGGGTTACCGCATTGAACTTTCAAGCTCTGAGGCAGGCCCATGGGCGACAGCGGCAACCGTGACTACCAATTCCTCGACCCTGAAAGTCGGCTACGGAAAAAGCTGTATTCGCGTCCTGACCTTGACCGCTACCGAAACGAGCGTGCCGAGCGCCTCCGCGTGTGTGACGAAAGCACCGCCGCCAAGTGTGCCAAAGGCACCGGAGAATGTTGGCGCACAACTCACGGGGTACCATCGTGCGACTGGACCCACAATCGAGTCGTCTGCAAGCTTCAGGTCTATGTGGACGCGCTCCCTTGGAGCTAACTTAACTGTTGATGGCTGACCGTGCCAATGCTTGTAGAGCTACCGCCGCAAGGTATGATAGCGCCGTAACGCGGCGGTTTTTCACTAACTTTTACTGAGGTTTTTAGCCTAATGGCTACCTACAACAAGTTCCAGGCATGGGCTGAAAATATGCCGGAGGCGGCGAACCTCGGCTCCGACCAGTTTGTCATTGCCTTGTCAAACACCTCGCCGGTCGCGGGTAACAGCGTGTTGGCCGACATCACGCAGATTTCTTACACCAACCTGTCCTCGCGCAATGTCTCGACGACCAGCTCCTCGCAGACGGGCGGCACTTACACGCTCGTCCTTGCGGATCTGGTGATGACTGCCACCGGCGCTGTCGGCCCGTTTCAGTATGTCGTGCTGTACGACGACACGGTAGCGAGTGACCCGCTCGTCGGATGGTGGGATTACGGCTCGTCAATCACAATGGCGAACGCCGAAACCTTCACCGTGGACTTTACCGGCGCTGCCATCACCCTGAGT